AAAGTACTTGCAAGAATGAATGAGGTGCAGCTTACTGCATCAAATTTTGCTACTGCACGTGGCTATCAAATACAATGTCAAAATGCTGTGAATGAAGCTATCAATTATATTAATCAACGTGAATACGGCTGGCCTTTTAGCCATGCCACAAGCACGGTAACTCTAGTAGCTAATCAGACTAGGTATTCTACGCCAACTACCGCTACACACGTTGACTACGAAACATTTAGAATAAGCAAAGATAACACGTTAGGCGTAGCTGGAACTACCTTACGTGTATTAGATTATAAAGAATACATTGACAGATATGTTGACCAAGAAAGTACAACAGGTGTAGGTGGTGTACCTATTTATGTTTTTCGCACTCCTGATAATAACTACGGTTTATATCCATATCCTGACAATACATACGAATTAAAATTTGAGTACTTTGATAAGCCAGTAGCATTGGCTCTGGCGACCGACATACCAACAGTACCAGAGCAATTTGAACAGGTAATTGTGGATGGTGCAACTGCATATTCATATCAGTATCGTGGTGAAGCACAACAATACGGAATTAACTTTGCCCGTTTTGAAGACGGAATTAAACATATGCAGTCATTACTGCTAAACAGAACAGACTACGTAAGGTCAACTTATATACCACATTCTCAAAGATATGGCATTAACGTAGCTGGATTTTAAGGTGACATAATGGCAGATGAATCCGGCCTCAGTCCATATGTGTTTGCCTGTGAAGGTGGCTTAATACTAGATAAATCTACTTTTGCCGTTGCTCCGGGTTCAGCACTTGAACTAGAAAACTTTGAACCTGCTGTTACAGGTGGATACAGACGTATCTCTGGGTATACAAAGTGGAACAGTAATATTGTACCACAAGATGTGCTTTCATCTGAAAAAGTATTAATGTCTGCACACTTTAATAATAAAGTCATTGCGGCACGTGGTGGTAAAATACATGAAGCTGGAACAACAGGTAGTTGGACACAGATTGACACTGGCAGAAGTAACGCTGGTAAGTATACACACTTCCGTTACAATCTCGCTGGGACGGATTTTATCGTATGGGCCGATGGCGCAAATAATGCGACCAAGTATGATGGCACTACTGTTACAGACCTCAATGCAACAGGCGCACCTTCTGACCCGCAGTATGTTGTAGGATTTAAAGACTCACTGTTTTTTGCTGGCATGTCCAGTACGCCACAGTCAATAACATTTACAGCACCATTTACTGATGATGATTTTAATACTGCAAATGGTGCAGGTACAATAAATGTAGACAATAAGATTACTGGTTTGTTTCCTTTCCGTGACCAGTTATATATCTTCTGTGAAGAACGCATCTTTAAGTTAGTAGGTAACTCTATTGCAGACTTTCAGCTACAACCTGTAACACGTGAGATTGGTTGTATCAATGGTTTTACTATTCAGGAAGTTGCAGGTGACTTAATCTTTCTAGGAGCAGATGGGTTAAGAACAGTTGCAGGTACAGAAAAAATTGGTGATGTTGAACTTGGCACAATTAGTAGGCAGATACAAGAACGATTTGTTGGGCTAACCAACATAGATGAATTTTGTAGTTTAATTATACCAGATAAAACACAATACAGATTGTTTTTCTCAAATGCTAATACACCAAGGGAATTAACAAAAGGTATTATAGGTGTTCGTAAACAGAATGGTTACGAATATGCTGACATGAGTGGCATTAGACCTAGCTGTACTGATTACATTGTATCTCAAGGCGAGAGTATTGTTTTACATGGCGAGTATGATGGCTATGTGTACCGCCAAGAAAAAGGTGATAATTTTGATGGTAATAATGTAGATGCTAAGTATCGCTCACCTGACCTCACAATGGGTGATGCAGGTATTAGAAAAGCATTCCAACGTATCATCGTAAACTATGCACCTGAAGCCGCAGTTAATGCTGACTTGTTTATTAGATATGACTATGAAGCAGCAAGTGTAGCAAGACCAGCAGCATACCCATTTAGTAGTGCTAGTATCTTTGCTATTTACGGCACATCAACTTATGGTACAGCCACATACGGTGGACAGGTTAACCCATTATTTAGACAGCCAATTGAAGGTAGCGGATTTAGTATGGCTATACGAGTTAACGATAGAGGAACATCTGCCCCATACGCACTTAAAGGTTTTCAGCTAGAGTTTACAGTAGGGGCTAGGAGATAAAGCATGGCAGGTTATACTAGACAGTCTACATATGCTAATGGTGATATTATCCAAGCATCAGACAGTAATGATGAGTTTAATCAACTCGTCAGCGTTTTTGATATATCTACTGGTCACAAGCATGACGGTACTGTTGGTGAAGGTCCAGTTATTGGTTTAATTGGAGACCCCGGTGTAGCTACCCCACTTAACAAAGTTGTTGTAGACGATACTAATAACCGTGTTGGCGTGTTTGTAGATGTATCCAGTAGCACCGTAGAACAATTACGTTTTCAAGATGGTCTTATTGTTCCTGTTACTACTAATGATGTAGATTTAGGTACAGGCAGTTTACAATTTAAAGATTTATATTTAGATGGTACAGCCACCGTTGATGGCTTGGCTATGCCTACTACAACTGTTACAGACATCCTTGATGAAGACAACATGGCCTCTGACAGTGCTACTGCCTTAGCTACTCAGCAGTCAATCAAGGCATATGTAGATACGCAATTAACTGCAGAGGACTTGGATTTTCAAGGTGACTCAGGCGGTGCATTGTCTGTAGACCTTGACAGCCAAACATTTACTATTGCTGGTGGTACTGGTGTAGACACTAGCGGCTCTGGTCAAACTCTTACTATTGCTATTGACAGCACAGTTACTACTCTTGCAGGTACGCAAACCCTCACAAATAAAACACTCACAAGTCCTGTACTAAATACAAGTGTCAGTGGCACGGCTATTCTTGATGAAGACAATATGTCATCTGATAGTGATACTCAGTTGGCAACACAGCAGTCAATTAAAGCCTACGTAGACTCTCAAGTTACTGCCCAAGACTTAGATTTTCAGGCTGATTCAGGTGGCGCACTGTCTATTGATTTAGATAGTGAAACAATGACGTTTACAGGCGGCACAGGCATTGACACTACTGGTTCTAGTAATGATGTAACCTTTGCAATAGATAGCACTGTCACCACTCTTACAGGCTCACAAACGCTGACTAACAAAACACTAACTTCTCCTGTACTAAATACTGCAGTAAGCGGTACTGCTGTGCTGGACGAAGATAACATGGCTTCAGACAGTGCTACACAACTAGCAACGCAACAGTCTATTAAAGCGTATGTTGATGCACAGGTTGCTACTGTTCCTACTGGTGATATTACAGCCGTAGTTGCTGGTGATGGTCTGTCAGGCGGTGCAACGTCTGGTTCTGCTACTTTAAATGTAGATGCTACAGTAATTACTGGACAGACTGCAGAAACATCAGTAGACACAACTAACGACTTTGCTCTTATATATGATGCCTCAGCGACAGCACTACGTAAAGTAGCCATTACTAACCTTGTAGCAGCTAGTGGTGGACTAACCGATATTGTCGGGGACACTACCCCACAGCTTGGCGGTGACTTAGATACTAACGGCAACGACATTGTTACCACATCAAACGCTACCCTAGACCTTGCGCCTCACGGCACAGGAACGGTTGTTGTTAGAGGTAACACCAATCCGGGTGCTGTAGTGTTTAACTGTGAGTCTAACTCGCACGGACAGACAGTTATAGCGCAACCCCACTCTGCTGCTGTAACAAACACACTGACACTTCCTGCAGGTGGTAATCAGGAGATTGTAGGTACAACAGCAACACAGACGCTTACCAACAAGTCTATTGTAGCTACCCAGCTTACTGGTACGATTGCAAATGCAAGACTTGATGCTGAGTTACAGGCAATAGCTGGTCTAACCTCTGCAGCAGATAAAGGTATCCAGTTTACTGGTTCTGGTACGGCTGCGGTGTACGACCTAACAGCAGCAGGTAAAGCATTGCTAGATGATGCAGATGCAACAGCACAACGCAGTACACTTGGTTTAGGTACGGCAGCAGTTGCAAACACAGGTACATCAGCAGGTAACGTAGTTGTACTTGACGGGTCAGCTAGACTACCAGCAGTAGATGGGTCACAGCTAACTAACATAGCATCTACTGGTGCTTCAGCAGGTTTTGCAGTGGCGATGGCAATTGCGCTTTAGCAGTTGACAAACGTATATAAGTATGATATAATTATACTTAATTAATTAGGAGAAATCATGGCACAGGATTTTGAAAGAAACATTGCAAGGAATGTAGGCACAGCCGCAGTAACTATGCGTACAGCCAATTCCGATGATGCTCTTATCGGTATCAATATTGCTAATGTTACAACTTCCCAAATCAACATGGATGTGTTTATTAACGATGGGTCTAACGACTACTACATTGTTAAAGACGCACCTATACCTGCAGGGTCAGCTTTGCAGGTTCTTGATGGCGGAGCAAAGGTTGTGATGCAAGCAAGTGACGTACTAAAAGTACAGTCCGATACCGCAAGCAGCGCAGATGTTTGGGTCTCTGTAGTTGACACCATCAGTTCATAAGGAATAGCCCATGCCTTTAATCGGTAATCCCATCACTGCAAGTTTTCAGGCTAGACCTGCCACCCAAGAGTTTAATGGTGACGGGTCTACAACTACGTTTACCCTGAACCACACAGTAACTCAGGAAGATATCATCGTATCTGTAGATGGTGTCGTACAGGAAAGTGTTGATGCGTTCACTGTGCCAGACGGTACAACACTCACCTTTACTGCAGCACCGTCAAGCGGAACAGGTAACATCTTCGTAATCTACATGGGTGTATCTGCAGCGTCTGTAACACCTGCAGCAGAAAACAAGGGTACGTTCAAGGCAAGTGGTATCTTCCGTACCAATGCACAAACACTCAGTTCCAACACAACCATCCTCGCAACAGAGAACGCTAACGTAACAGGGCCACTGACTATCAACACAGGAGTTACCCTGACCGTTGAAAGCGGTGGTACATTGGTGACGCTATGAGTACATTAAAAGCAGATACAATCGTAGCATCAGACGGCACAAGTCCTGTCACGCTGACGAAGCAAGAGGCCACGAAACAGTGGATTTCTTGGGATGGCGTTAATAATGATATTGAGGGTTCGCTTAATGTCAGCAGTGTTTTAGACGAAGAGACAGGCGTTTATACATTAACTGTAACGTCAGCTTATTCATCTCAGCATGATAGGTGTATTTTTACAACTTTATATAACAGTAACGATGACGGTGGTACTATTGAAAGCGGCTCTGCAAGAGCAATGGGAACGGTAGTTATTGGCACAAACTCAAACGGCACGATAGACCCTCTTGCCACGACAACAATTCAATATGCTACAGCTTATGGTTCAACCTCTAGTTCTGATGGTGGTATGTTTGATTTGTGTAAGGTTTGGGTTACGTCAATAGGAGACCTAGCATGAGTACGGTGATTACAGACAACCTCACTGGCAAGACTTCTGCTGGCAATGTGACCATCACCTCTGAGGGCGGTTCTGCGACTATGCAGTTACAGCAGGGCGTAGCGAAGCACTTTATAAATTTTGACGCATCTTCTGGTACTCCTACTTCACAGGATTCTTTTAATGTTTCTAGTATAACGGACTCAGCTACAGGTAAATTTGGTATTAACGTGACTAACAATTATTCTAATGTTACCTACTCACTAGCTGGTTATGCCTGTGGAGTAAACAGTGATACTTTCTCAAGCGATTTATCTTTAGGTCTAGGTACAAATCTTATCATCACAACCACTTCTGGAGTTTATGAAATTTTGAGTTATGCGACTAGTGCGTATAGAGACTCAAAACACTGTGACACACAAGGATTTGGAGACCTCGCATAATGGCTGGCAAGATTATAGCAGATACGCTTGAGACAGGTGCTGGTGCTGATATATCCACCAGCTATGTTGTGAATGGTAGTGCGAAGGCTTGGATAACTTACAAAGGTACAAGTACAAATGCCATTATGGACAGTTTAAATATGTCTGGTGTTGTTGATAATGGCACTGGAGATTATACGATGTCATTTACAAACAATATGAGTGATGGGGAATATTCTTTAACAGATAGCTCAGAAAGGCTTGAAAACAATAACAGCCCTAGCATAACAGGCTTTGAAACTACTGCTTCTGGTAGTTATATACACAACCATTGGAACAGTGGATTTAGTGCTAGCGATATGTTTAGGACATATAGCCAAGCCACAGGAGACCTCGCATAAATGAACACACCTGAATTTCAAGGCACACATCTCTGGGATAGACTGTGCTGGGCAAAAGAAAACTTAGAAGGCTATCAGTCAGACTACCGTGTTGTTTATGAGGACAGCATTGATGAGTGCGCCAAGATACTTGTGCCTGACCCTAACTGGATGGCTTGTGCAATGCAGGGTGGTATCTTACCGCCTGTGTGGGTTTACCATGAGTTAGCCAAAGACGAAGCGCAGGAAGATTTCAAGAAACATACCCGTGGCTACCTTCTTCATGAGACACAGCCAGTGGATGCCATGACAGAAGAAGAAGCTATTGAGTACCTGATTATGAAAGACTGCCCACAATCAGTGTGGCAGAACTGGGATAGTGGCAACAAACCCAAGATGGTTATTTGCCGCAAGGAACAGTTACCAAGCACTAGGGAGTGGCGCAATGCTTGGAAGATAACTGAAGAACTAACCGTCACTG